CGACAACCAACGCAAAGCTGAAGAGATCGTGGGGTCAGTGGATTGGCAGTCAGCCAATCACGGCCTATGCAAATGCCCAGGGGAAGCAACCCACACAAGCCATACCAGGTTGCGCGATACCACGGTATTCATAGACGGCGTACCTACGATCTTCTGCTGGCACACCTCATGCGTGGCTTATAGGGAAGAGGCCAACCGCAGGCTACGCCGCGCCATCCTCAAGGACTTTGCCTTAACTGCTCCTATGTCCAGGGGTACATCCATACCAACACCCTTGGTAATCGAGAAAGATCCTGAGTCCGAGATCCTAGACCGCATCAAGACCATCGCGGAATCCAATAAGAAGCGATACTTGAACCATTACGCTTGGGACCCAGCAGATATGGCAGAAGAGAGTCCTGTGCGGCTGGAGACCCCACAGGAGCAATACCAGGCATTCCTATCGCTGTTTAATGATGCCGACAATCTGTGGATTGGTAACATCACTGACAGCGGAAGGCATCCGCAGAACTTCCGGCTTGCGGAAGAATGGAAGAAGTTGGATGAACCAATCGGTCAGTTCACCACAGGTGCAGTGTTCAAGCCAGCAACTATTAGCCGTTCTAATGATACTGTTGATGTGCGCTTATACTTGGTTGTCGAGTCAGACACGCTGACCAAGTGTCAGATGGGTGCGGTGTTCCAGCTTATGCGCGATTTGTTCCGCATGAGAATGTATGCCGTGGTCGACACGGCGGGGAAGAGTTTGCATGGTTGGTTTGAAATGCCACCAAAGAAAGAATGGTTGGAACAATTAAAAGCTTTCCTTGTTCCGCTTGGATGCGATCCTGCAACTTTCAAACCTAGCCAACCGGTTAGGATTCCAGGTGCCAAAAGAAACGAACGCATGCAGAGCCTTCTATGGTTCTGCAAGGAGGGGAAATGATAGAGCCAGCAATAAGTTTGGGGGTTAAGCAACCAGTGGACCAATGGCCGCCGATCAAGTCATACGCCGACTTGATGCGTGAACCACTACAGGAGCCACAGGTTTTAATTGAAGGCATACTGCATAGAGGTGGGAAGTTGCTTCTCGGCGGAGGAAGCAAGTCATTCAAGAGTTGGGCGTTGATTGACCTAGCATTATCCATTTACTCAGGCACTCAGTGGTGGGGTCAACAATGCCATAAGGCCAAGGTGCTATTCATTAACTTTGAGATTCAAGAGTGGAGTTTCCGCAACCGCCTAGCCGATGTGGTCAAGGCCAAAGGGCTAACCGATGAGCAGGTTAAGGATTTTGACGTTTGGACACTTAGGGGCCACGCTGCTGACTTTATCCTTATCCGACCCCTTATAGAGAAACATATCGATGGTAAGGGGTATCAGGCGATCATTCTTGACCCAAATTACATGCTGATGGGGGAAAAGGATGAGAACAACGCCGGTGACATGGCCACCCTTATGAATGAGTTTGAGGCTTTGGCGGTGCGCCATGACCTTTCAGTGATACTGAGTCACCACTTCAGCAAGGGCAACAAGTCAGGCGCAGAGTCTATTGACCGCTTCTCTGGCTCCGGTGTATTTGCCCGTAACCCAGATACCTTGGTCGTACTGACCGCCCATGAAGAGGATGAACGCAGCTTCAGTTGCGAGATTACACTAAGAAACTTCCCGCCAGTGGACAGCTTCGTCATTCAGTGGCATTACCCCATATTCAAGGCTAACTACGCACTGAACCCCGACAAACTGAAGCGTCAGAATACGAACAAATCCATTGATGATAAACGCCTTCTGACTGAAATGGGTAGCAAGGATTGGGTTGCCAACCAACTTGTGAAGCACCTTGCAGAGAAGCTTTCAGTCAGTGAACGCACCTGCTACAAGTACATTGAAAGACTGACCAAGGCTGGAAAGATACTGAAGGAGAACGGGTTATATACTGCAAACCAGGCTGAATTCTGAACTGAAGCCTGCGCTGAAAAGTTACTGAAGCTTACACTATGAAGTCCATTATATATATAAGACAATACAATCCGCGAAGGGAAAGTAGAGGTAGGACTCCTTAGTCCGTCCTACCCCTACCGCTACGCTCTTTCCCGTAGCGTTTCGAAAGGCAAAACAAAAACAGCTTCAGCGGGGTTGGGTTGGGTCTGGTTGGTCATCGGGTCTACCGATGGGGGTTGGGGGAGTTGCGGGTCATGCTATACTACGCCAATGAAACAAGGATTATATGCAAACATCAATGCAAGAAAGAAGGCTGGGACCAGCAGGCCGAAAAGCGAATCCACTATTAAGCCTAGGATTTGGAAGCTTATGAAGGCTAAGAAGGGCGGTTTTGAAGCCTCTAAAGACTGACCTAGCTTGGGCCTACATCGAACTACTCTTAACAGAGAACAGCCGACTACATAAGACTATTGGGCTAGTTGATAGGTTCTTTGGCGATATACTTGCGAACTGCTCTAGGGAGGTTTATGAAGCGAATATGGCTACGCTTACTGAGGACCTGGAGGAGTTGGGAGAGTTTCTGGCTGTCCACCAGGCTAGGATTGCGGCGTTAAGCAACCAACTGAAAGGGAACGAATGAGCGAATTACCCTGTAACAGCCCAAGGCGTACCCCTGGTGGCAGAAAGAAGTTTGTGGTTAGGGCTTGCCAGAATGGTCAGTCCAAGACTATCCGGTATGGTGACCCAGATATGACCATTAAGAAGTCTAACCCAGACCGGCGCAGAAGCTTTCGGGCTAGGCACCAGTGCGACTCTAAGCCGCCTAGTAAGATGTCTGCTAGGTACTGGTCCTGCAAGAACTGGTAAAACAATGCGCCAGGATGCCCGAAAAACGCGTTCTAAGGCCGTTTCTAGGCGTTTTGGTGGCAAACGTGATGCCAGAGACCTTCCGGTGGTAAAATTTAAGGTAGAGAAGCTTCCAATGCCTGACCTTCCGTTAGGCAACCGAGCGTGCTGTTGCAGGATAGGTCGCTAGGCTTCCGTTTTACATAGCCCTTATAGGACATGCGTCTTTACCGCGTCCTTATAGAGACCTTAACGCTCCCGTTTAATGGCTGGCTTTCCGTTTTCTAACCGCCACTTATCCCAACGCTCCCGCTGACGCTGCGCCACCGTTTGATAGTGTTCCTTGCCCATCTTGCGCGCCTTGGTGGGACCGGTAACGCTCCCGCCTTTCTTTCCTAGGCGCGAAAGGTAGGCTTTGATAATTTGATCTTCTGTCATGTTTTGATTGGTTCCTTATAGATGCCTACGCTTCCGTTTGTAAAGACGGAATGCCTGGGCTGCCGTTTATGGTGGCAAGGGTATGGAACCCTTGGCTGGGTTAACTATTCCTCTGTTTTCTGATTCTTTGACTCACTCCACAATGAAAGAATCCACTTATTCTTTTCCCATATAACTGAAGCAGAATTTTCCATGAAGTCCCAAACTTTTCTGTGTTTTAATGGAACGTCGCTCCTCATTGTCCACTTTGTATTGTTGCGACGGCCCATCCCGCATACATACAATTCAAACTCAACGCTTGCCTTCCTTGCCTTCCATCCTCCATAGGAACATCTATTTGCCTTCCTGCGATGCCTGAAGGTTACGATACATGCATAGTTTTTAGTGCGTCTTGATGGAGACAAATCGACCAAATCCGAACGCAATCTAGTGCAATTAGAGGATCTATCCTCTCCAAACTCTATCTTCGTTGCAATTATACCACGCAAGCGATTCTTTCTTTTCATTCTCATATCGTGTTCCCTTTCTTTTCATTCACGCACCCGTCACCGGCTGCGCTGCCGTTTGGTAGGTTGACCCTATCGGATCTCACCTTTGCTTCCCCCGATTAAAGAGGAAGACAAGGGGAGACTTAAGCGCTTTCCGTCTCCTCCATCTCACACTCCACCTCATCAACGATATCTTGCGCTTCTCGCAAGTCATAATGGTTGCCGTTGATCTCTTCAGTAATGCTATCATTCACCAACCCATCCGCATAATCATTAACACCGCAGCGAAACGCAACGGGGTCCAATTCCTCGACAATGCGAGAAGCACAGAATGAAAGTCCAGCAACCTTCACCTCTGGCTCGCACTCATCGAGCATATCCCTATAAAGTTGCTCTAAATCCACCGGATCAATCTCTGCTACGATTCGTTTTTCTGCTTTTTCTTTTATTGTCATGCGTATCCTTTCTTTATTGTTTATTAGGTCAAACCCTATCGGGTCTGTCCTTTGCCTCTCCCTTGCGAGGAGAGGACAAGGAAAGACTTATTTCCTAAGCATGAAGGCCACCCAAGCGGACAAGATAGCCCCGAGGATCAGCCCGTGGGCGAAGTAAACGGCATTGCTCATTTATTTGAATCCTTCCACTTTTTGCGGGCTAAGTAAGCATGGCGCGATAACTCTAGATTCTTTCCGTAAATTGCACGCCATTCCTTCAGAGTCCGCTTGTTTCCGCATATATCTGTATATTTTTTTGAGTCTATTTGAACTATGAGCATGTGTTCTCCCTTTCTTTTCTGATTTCCGCCGTCCATTCCATCCCATTGCGGATTGCCCACTCGAGCGCCCGCCGGTAGGATATGAACCGCGCGAAAAATTGACCTTGTGAGTTGTAAACGGCGTAATAATGTTTAATGCTTCCCATATGCGACAACCTCCTGCTTCTTATCCCAACACGCGCGGCAAGTAAGGCACTTGTTGCCCTGTTCAGCACTCGGGCAAGTCTTCCCACTTGTGACAACGGTTGACACCTGCACGCCTAACCGCCTAGCCAGCGGCAACGGCGCGGGTCCGTCTATCATATGCGCGCTTAATCTGATCGTTAGATTTTCAGAAATCTTCCCTCCATTATTGATGAATGACTGAATGATTCCAGCTTCTCGGGTGGGCAACCAATGACGAACGCTTGGGGTGCGTTCGCATACTTCCACTATTTTCTTAAGATGATTTTGATTTTGAATATCTCCCGAATCGTGCCATCTAAAGAACGAATTCCCTTCCGCTTCGATAAGGTAAACCATACTCTCGACCCAATCGCTACGGCGTAGGGAGCGCAAACGGCGAGCCATTGCGTCCCTAGTGCTCTTGTATAGATATGTTGACCGCATAGCATAACACTTGGAGCAAACTGATCCCTCCACTTTTCGCAATCTCCCGCCTACCTTACAAAGTGAAGCTGGAATAGAATAAGCAGGGCATGGCATCTTGGAAGGGCGAGAGAATCCACCGCCCGTTGACGTTGTAGCGTGCTCGAATGTCATCATATTAAGCACCCCACACTTTCTGCTTAATCCATTGCAATACTTTGTCGGCGTGATATGGGGAAGTGAACTCTTCCAAATATTGCAATATATATCTCTCATGGATTCTGCCGAACGCGCCATGATTCAATATCGCATCACTATAATAATCTCGAATCTCTAATTTCACCAATTCCCCACAACTCTTCGCGCGGATAACTCCACCCGCACAATATTCTCCTATTCTCCATGTTTTTGTCCTACGTGTTAGGCGGAAAGCTTTCGCCGTTTCCGTTTCGGCAGTGTGTGTGTTGCTTTGCATGGGTTGACTATCGCAAGCGGTGGGCATCATGTCAACTATTATTTAAAATATATTTTTGTGATAGAATAAGGTATGGACGAATTACCAGCAGATAAGGCGAAGAATGGGCGGCCTACGGCGTATTGTGAAGATATAGCTAATAAGATAATTGACGCCGTGCGGTCAGGATTAACCATGGAGCGCGCAGCCGAATTAGTGGGAATGAATCCTGGTACTATTCAAGGATGGGTATCTAAACGCCCGACGTTTGGTAGGACAATAAAAAAAGCCCGCCGCGAACATGAAGTTTCCCTTTTAAGATCCATAGAGCTTGCTGGTGAAAAGAGTTGGCAGGCCCGCGCCTGGTTGGCGGAAAGGGTGCATGGATACGCACAGCCTAGCGCTCGATTGCAAGTCTCTGCTAGTGTGGATCATAATGCCGGAGCAGGCTTCGCCCAACTACTTGCTGGCCTAGCATCTCGAAAAGCAGAAAAGAAAGCGCAAGTTATTGATGCCCAGGTAATTAAACCTATTGAAGATGTTAAAAGTAAATACAATAGCTATTGTGCGACAGATAGTACGCAAAGTATTGTAGCACCAATACCATTGGAAAATGAAAAGTCTTCCGGTAAAGCGCGCCACGTTCGAATGAAACGCCGCAAACCCAGGAAAAGCATGGGTGATACCACCACGCCCCCAGCCACGCCCCCAGCCCCCGTCTAAAACGCATATACCCCCCTAAGTAATTCTGGCACAAAATAAAAAGAGGTCCATGGCAAAGCGAATCCCCAAGTCCGCGCAGAAGACCCCAGATGAGGTTATCGAAGACCTACTACGCCCCTCTCCTTTCGCAGACAAAGTATTGGGACTCAACTTGTATGATTGGCAAAAGAAAGTTCTTGCAGACTTAGAGCAAAGAGATTGTCGAGTCGCCTTGCGTGCAGCCAATGGCTCCGGCAAGACCAGCACCGTAATTTCAGCCATTCTGCTATGGCACGCACTCGTTTTCCAGCGTTCCATAGCCGTAACCACCGCAGGAGTTTTCCGACAAGTCGAGAGTCAGCTTTGGCCTAGCCTAAGATCGCACATAGCGAAGCTTGGTGGCCCCTGGGAGGTCACATCTGGAGAGATCCGCTATCTGCACCCTAACGGAAACACATCGCGCATTATAGGCTATTCTGCGACTGATCCAGGTAGGGCTGAAGGCTGGCATGCGGAGAACCACGAAACTGCGCCCTTGCTTATGGTTGTAGACGAAGCCAAGACCGTAGCCGACCCTCTCTTCGAGGCCATCAGTCGATGTCAACCAACGCGACTGCTAATCGCCTCATCACCTGGTGGTAGCAGTGGTGCGTTTTACAGAGCCTTCACCAAAGAGGCGAATATGTGGCAGAAGCACGCTGTCACGGCGTTTGACTGCCCCCACATCACGCAGGCGCAGATAGACGAAGTGGTGCAGAGGTATGGCGAGAAGCACCCACTTACAAGGTCCATGATCTATGGCGAGTTTGTGGACATAGGAAGTGAGAGTTTGATTATTAACCTAAACCAGATCCAGAACTGCTATAATACACCACCGCAGTACAAGCCTGGTGTAAGGGTAGCTGGGGTGGATTTCGCGGCTGGTGGCGATGCCAACGTACTCTGTATTAGGGATGGCAATAAAGTGTTACCCATGATCGCATGGCGCGAAAGAGATACGATGGCGGCTGTGGGTAGGTTTATAGTTGAGTTTAAGAAGGCTGGATTGGAAGCTGGCAACATCTACGCTGACGCAAGCGGGTTGGGCATGGTTATGTGCGATGCCTTGGCTGAGTCTGGCTGGCAGGTCAATAGGGTTAACTTTGGTGCTTCTGCCTACGACAACGATGCCTATACCAACCGCTCATCCGAGATGTGGTATGGCATGGCCAAGAAGATTGAGGATGCAGAGATCATTTTGCCTGATGATGACGACCTGACAGCGCAATTGACCTGCCGCCGGTCAATCACCAACAGCAAGGGTAAGCTTGGCGTGGAGTCAAAGGATTCGATGCGCTCCAGGGGCTTGGCATCTCCAGATAGGGCTGATGCCCTTGCCTTGTGTCTTGATGGTGGTAGCATGAGGTGGGATTTGACTTTTCCCGTTGAGAAGCCAACGTGGAAGTCGCTTCTGTCCATGATCGAGTCACATGATCCGGTTATGGCAGGATTTGACCCAGGAGGATAATTATGAACGCATGGAATTGGATTACTTCAAATTGGACTGAGATTGTCGCCGCTGTTGGTGGCGTGGTCTTGGCCGCTCGCATCATTGTCAAACTTACCCCTACTCCCGCTGATGATTCCTTCCTTGAGAAGATCGTTAACTTCCTAAAGGGCGTTGGGCTTAACATCAAATAAGTTCTAGTGATCGGTGCGATACTTCAAATCATCGCATCGTTCTTACGCCTCATTCCTGGTTGGCGGGAAAAGCGCATTGACCAAATTGAAGGTGAATGGCGCAACAATCATCAGGCCATTGACGATGATCTTGGTCCTAAGCCTTGGTGGGTGCGCTACAACGACACCGTTGACGAAGACAAACGGGGCCGTAACTGATTTAATGCTGGATGAAAATTATCAAGAAATTCGCAGTGCAAGTCCCGCTGTTAAAGCTTGGGCAAAGAAAGCATTGCATTACGTCAACGATCTGTCATACGAACTAAAGCGGGAGCGCGAAAAATAATGGCTGATAATAATCAAAGGGCAACGTACTATCAAAGGGTATTGGAAGCGTTAAACCAGCGCGAAAGCTGGGAGAACCGCCAGCGGTTGTTTTATCAAGCCCGATACTTTGGTGTTCGCCGCAAGGTTAAGCCTTGGCCTACCGCCGCCGATTTGCATGTTCAGTTGATTGATACTGCCATTGAGAAGTTGAAGCCCAGCTTCGTCAACAGCGCAATCGGTAACGACATCCTTTCCAGCTTTGTTCCCATGCGCCAGCAGTTGACCCCGATCACGGTATCGGCTGAACGCTGGTTTGATTACAACATGCGCGAGAAAACTAATTTCCAGAAGGAAATTGTTTCCGTCATCGACAATATCCTGCTTTATGGACGTGGCGTGGCCAAGGTGATTTGGGATGAGGATCAGAAGCAGATTCGCTTTGACGCTATCGACCCTTTCCATATTATCGTTCCTTCGTATACCAAGGAGTTCAAAGATGCCGATTTCATTGTTCACATCATCTCAACTTCAGTCGACTCCTATAAGGCAAATCCCGCTTACAAGCAGGACGAGGAACTTATCAAGATCATTTCTGGTAAACCCTCCAAATCGGTGGGCCTACGAAGTGAAATTCAGGATGAGATTTATAGACGCGAAGGAATTACTCAGGAAGGTGAAAATGATCGCATCATTCTTTGGGAGATGCACACGCCGACCAAGGATGGCTGGAAGGTAGAAACCTACAGCCCTCTCCAGATCCAGACCGACATCCGTAAACCTTTCGTTTTGCCGTATAACCACGGTGAACCACCTTTTGTTGATTTCCCCTATGAGGTCACAGGGGGCGGTTGGTATAGCCCAAGAGGAGTGGCGGAAATCCTGCTCCCAGGCGAGAACCTGCTGAATAAACTAAAGAACAGCCTCTCGGACTATGTGGAGCTTGCCAACCGACCCGTTTTTGAAGCGCAGAATCCGATCTCGCTGAACACAGCGAATCTGAAGATGCAACCTGGGCAGATTCTGCCGCAGGGTCTAAAGCCGGTTCAGTTCAGCCAACCTCCATTCGACTTCCAGCGTTTAATGCTGGAGGAGCGTATGCTGGCAGAGCAGCGCATGGGTCAGTTCGATATGAGTGCGGCTGGGCAGTATTCTGGTGCGGATCGAAAGACTGCAACCGAAGTGCAGGCTATCCAAGGTCAGGCTGCAGCTTCAGGCGACTTGAGGAACCGAATCTTCCGCATGAGTCTAGCGCATTTGTTCAAGCAGTGCTGGTCGCTTTACACACAGTACAACAAGAAAGACTTGATGTATCGCTATGCGGAGGAAACTGGACAGATGGTGCCGGAAGGTATCCATGCCGAGTATTCCATCGAACCGAAGGGTGGATTGGACTTTATCAATCGCCAGTTTGCGTTGCAGAAGTCGGTTGCTCGCATGCAGATGTTCCAGAACAATCCATTCGTCAATCAAGGCGAACTGGTCAAGTCGGTGTTGGAGCAGGACGATCCTTCCTTGGTCCGCCGGTTGTTTCAAGATCCTCAAGCCGCCTCCGGCGATCAGGCAGAGGATCAGGCAACCGAAATTGCCACCATGCTTGCCACCGGATTCCCTGTTGCCATTAAACCTTCCGATGACCACAAGGCGCATATTTCGGTGTTGTTTGCATTTAACCAAGCAGCGCAACAACGCCAGCAGCCTGTCGACCAGGCAGCCATGCAGGTACTCATGGCGCACCTCCAGCAGCATTTGGATGCGTTGGAGAAGATCGACCCCAACACATCCCGCGCTATTCAAAAACAGCTTCGTGATGCGGCTAAACCCCAGACTCAGCAAAGGCCACAAGGCATTGGCGAGAGCATGGGACAGACCAGCCCCGCACTCCCGACTGCTGCTGCTTGAAGGTACCGGTAATGCGGGATTCCTTCCAAGCGGAAGGCTTAAAACATCTTTGCGAGTGGGCTAACCAGCAAGGCGCGGTTGGCAAGGCGGTTGAGATTGGCTCGTATAGTGGCGAGGGTACGGTTGTCATCGCCAAGCATTTCAAGGAAGTATTGGCTGTAGATCCTTGGCTAAACGGGTATGATATTCATGATAGGGCAAGTCAACAATGCCCCATGAAATTTGTTTTTGAGGCGTTTCAAGAGCGTACCACTCCGCTGGGCAATGTTTTCTACAGTCGTGGGAAAAGCCTTGACGCATTGGCGCATGTTAAAGATAGTGATTTAGATTTTATTTATGTGGACGGCGATCATAGGTACGAAGCAGTTTTGGCTGACATCAAAGGTTGGAGGCCGAAGCTTCGTGATGGAGCGGTCCTTGCTGGACACGATTGGAGTTTCAAAGATGTACAAAAGGCTATACACGAGACGCTTACAGGTAAAGAAGCCGTACTTTTCCAAGGTGATTCTTGGGCGGTAAAGCTATGAGAAAACTAAAGGCAGCATTGGCGTTTATTCGCGACCAAGCTTGGGTTGAAGAGCCTAAGTGGAATGAAGAGGACGAGAAGGCGTGGACTGCGTTCCTTGGCACACCTACCGGAAAGCGGCTGAGTCTAATCTTACTTAATCTTACTTTGCGGCAAAATGCAAATGCCATAGCCAAGAAATCAGAGGGACTTGCGGACGCTTGTGGATATGCTAAAGGGTTTAGAGGTTGTGTAGCGACTCTTGAGTCTCTTGCGACCACAAAAATAAACTCCGCCATTGCTGGCTACGGTGATGGAGAGGATGAACCAGTGGCAAACTAACCTAGTGCTTTGACTGACTCCCAGGGCAATTAGTGTAAGAAAGGGTCAAATGGCAGATTCGAATAACCTGACGGAAGTTGACATGTTAGCAATGGCAGCCGCAGCCGATGAGGGAAGGGATTATAGCCCCGAACCCAAAAAGGATGAGGAAGCCAAGGTTGAGCAAGTAGCTTCTGAAAAGGCCAGCGGAGATAACGAGCAGCAACCCGCGACTGCTGATGAAGCCAAAACAAACAAACAGGATGCTTCGAGTGAAGCACCCGCAACTGAGGAGAAATCCAAAGAAGCGAAAAGTTCTTTAACAACGCAACCTGATGAAACCAAGTCGGAGTCGGCTTCCGAAGAGAAGAAGCCTACACGATACGAGAAGGCTAAGTCGCGTCTTGAAAAAGAGTGGGAAGATGTCAGGGCGGAAAAAGCAAGATTAAAAGCGGAGCGTGATGCCATTGAGAACGCCAAAAACCAGGCTACACAGCCTAGTGCTGAAGCGCAGAAGGGCGGAAATCGCCGCTTTAGCGCAGAAGATTACCGAGAGGCGGCAAAAAGCTATCGCGAGGAAGGCCGCGATGATCTTGCAAAACTCGCCGACAACAAAGCCACCGAAGTCGAGACCGAAGAGCAGAGGGAAGGCCAAGCAAAAATTCAGGAACAACTGAAACGCGCTTGGGATGAAAATCTGCACAAAGAGGTTGAGGCCAATCCTGATCTAAAGGATTCCTCGACACCTCTCTACAAGGCCGTATCGGACATGCTTCAAAACCACGCGATCCTCCGCAATTACCCTGCGGGAATTAAGGATGCTGTGGGGATCGCTAAGATCCGCATCAAGGCGGAGTCCGCCTCCGATTTGGAAAAGAAGGTTGCAGAGTATGAACGAGAACTCGTTCAACTCAGAAAAGCGACAATGCCCGCTTCTGGTCAACCGTCCGCGCCGAAAAAGACTAAAGCGTTCCATGAACTCTCCCTGGAGGAGCAAGAAAAGGAACTCTTTAAGATGGCTGCGGAAGCTGACCGAGCTTAATTGTCAACAAAGGATATAAACTAATATGGTTACCACTGGTTCAGTCTCGGCGCAGTTCCAGACGTACTTCTCGAAGGCGTTGCTGGAGCGTGCGCTCCCCTTGCTCCAAATGGAGCAGTTCGCAATGAAAGTTCCTTACCCCACCAAAACGGGCGGGAACAAAACGATTCGGTTCTTCCGCTTCGGAGATCCGTCAATCACCGCTATCGCCAACCTCTCGGAAGGTACTACTTCCGTCAGCGGTGACGAGCGTGATCTGACCCTCTCCTCGGTTGAAGCGACCCTGGTACAATACGGCTCCAAGATCATCCTCACGGACGTTCTCTTGGCCACCGAATTGTTCAGCCACCTCGCCCAAGCCACCAAGCAACTCGGTGAAGACGCTGCTCTGCACGCCGACACCCTCTGCCACCGTGCGTTGGTTCAGGATTCTTCGACCAGCACCGGCACCGGCGTGGCCACCAAGTCGTATGCCCGTTATGCTCAAAACAGCACCAACGGAACGACTTGGGCTACTAGCTCGGTTGCTAACAGTTCGATCACTGCCACCGACTTGCTCGATGGCGCGACCTCGCTGTTCATCGCTCGTGCTCCTAAGATCAAGGACGGCTACGCGCTTGTCGCGCACCCTGCCGTTATCCGTGATCTCCAGCAGGACGATGATTGGTTGAAGGTTTCCAGCTACTC